TGCCCGGCGCGGTCGGGGTTGGTGCAGCGGCCGGTGACAAATAGTGTACAATCGTACACATGAAGCACATCATCCACGTCAACCAGCATGTCATCCGCCGGAACACCAAGACTGGGGAGCGCGAGCCAGTCCTGACGGTGAAGACCTACAAGGACAACCAGTACGGCCATGAGGTGCGGATTGATGGCCCGTGCGTCATCCGCTACTCGCCGGATAAGCCGCTTTCCTGCGGCGCCAGGGTGTGGATAGAGACTGAATCGCCGGTCGAAGTGCGGTAGGCGGGCATTGATCCTGTAGCGATACAGGAGACTCCCCGATCAGTCCCGCTGACGGCAAGGTGTGCCGACTGTGCGGCGAGTGGAAACAACTGGAATTGTTCCACAAAAGCCGCAACCGAGATGGCCGAGACACAGCGTGCAAGGCATGTGCCTATGCCCGCGTTCAAGCCCTGCGCAAAAAGAAACAGGCGCGCCCCGGCAAAGATCACATCCCCCCGCACAAGCAATGCGCCAAATGCGGGGCGACCAAACCGTCAGAATCGTTTGCGGTCTATCGGGCGGCAAACGACGGCCTCGGCAGATATTGCCGCGAGTGCGACAACGCCCACAGCCGTTCGCGGCGATATGGCATACCGGAGGCTCGCGTCCGAATTATGGCCGCCCGAGCGTCTTGCGAGGTGTGCGGGAGCAAGTTTGCCAACAGCAAACACCAGCACTTTGACCATCGGCATTCGGACGGCGCGGTGCGTGGAGTTTTGTGTTTCCGGTGCAACGGGCTGGTTGGGGACTGCCTGGAAAGTCCCGAAATCCTGCTGGCAGTAGCCGCATATCTGCGCCGAACCGCTGACGTGGACTACAGGGTTCAACCCTACGGCGTAACAAAAACGGGGGAAACAGACACTGACTCTGTAGGCGCTCGGCAGCGCCTCTCCCCCGAGGTAAAAGCCACATGTCAGACGAAGCAACGCCAGAACTAGAATCGCCAGTCGCAGCGGAGCAGGCTGCGCCGCAGTCATCGCCAGAGAGCGCATACGCCCCAGAGCCGTCGCAGGGCGCCGTTGAGTCGCCGTTTTCTGCGTTCAAACATCTCCCCGACTTCGCCGGGCAGGACGATCTGGCAATCGCCCAGAACCTGTACCGTTCCTACAACGGCTACCAGGAAACCCAGCGGCAACTGCAGCAGTACCAGCAGATCGTCCCGTACGCGCAGGAGTTCCTGCAGAACAAGTCAGCGTACGAACAGTGGAAGCAGGCCCAGGCCGAGGCGTCCAAGCCCAAGCCGGCCGAGACTCCCAAGTGGTGGAACCCACCTTCCATCGATGACTCGTACAAGTCCTACATCATCCGCGATCCGCAGACGGGCAAGGAGATCATCGATCCCAACGCCCCCTTTGACGCCCAGCAGGCGCTGCGGAAGTACCAGGACTACACCGCCAACTTTGCTCGGAAGTTCGTCACGGACCCCGAGAACACGCTGAAGCCTTTCGTTGAACAAGTCGCCATGCAGAAGGCGCAGGAGCTTGTTCAGCAGCAGCTCTCGCAGTACCAAGCCAAGAACTACGTTTCTTCGCTTGAGCAGCAGAACAGCGATTGGCTGTACGACGCCAACGGTCAGGTGTCCCGGGAAGGCCAAGCCATCCAAGGGTACATCCAGCAGGCCGCGGAGATGGGCATCCAGTCTCCCGACGCCCGGTGGAAGTACGCCACGGGCATGCTGCAGCGTGACCTCCTGAACATGCGCTACCAGCAGATGCAGGGACAGATGCAGCAGTTTGCGCAACCTGCGCCGCAGACGGCCCCGCCGGCTGCTGATCCCGTAGCGCAGCAGAACATGCAGTTCCTTCGGGAGCGTGCAGTCCGAACCCCGAATCGAAGTGCAGGAACCACAGAGCCGCGGGCACCGCGCCAGCGGATGAGTTTTGAAGAGCGGCTGAAAAGCCAACTCGCAACTGATGGAGTTATCTAATGGCCAGTTCGACTGATTGGGCTCGTAGTATTGCAACTACGATTGTCAATCACCTCCGTGAGGAGGAGTTGGCGTCGTTTCGTAAGTTTAAGGTTTTCGCCGCCCTGGAAGGTTCCGGCAATATCCGCATGAACATGGCGGGCCGGGGCTTCGACTGGGAGGTCCGTTACAGGAACCATACTCCCACTGGTAACAACGGCGAAACGCCTCGTAACTTCGCTCGTCAGAACCTTTGGAAGCGTGCCGAGCTTGAATACCGTGGCGCGCAAGTGACTGACGCAATTTACAAGAAAGAGATGCTTGAGAACCGTTCGGCTCAGGCGCTTGTAAATGTCGCCGGCAAGATGAGCAGCCGGTTGCTTGAGTCCATGGAGCAGTACCTCGGGGTCGAATGGACCAAGGACGGCTACGCGGCTGGCAACGAGCTTCGGTTCCATGGCATTGAGTCGTTCATGGGCTACAACGGCACGCTCAACGTGACCACCGGCGCCCAGCGGACTGCCAACGCGGCTGACCCGTTTGCCTCCCCGTCCGACACCTACGCCGGCATTTCGACGGCGCTCGGTGCGTATGGCGGCAGCCAACTGGAAGGCGTGTGGCCAAACGGCCGAGCCGAGCCTGAGTTCGACTTTTACGCGCCGGTTATTGTCAACACCACGTCCAGCTACTTCGGTGCTACGACGTGGAGTGCCAACTGCGTGAAGGCGATCCGCGAGGGCCTCAACCAGACCCGTCGCAACGATACGAAGGAAGACCAGATCGACATGGTGCTTCTGGACCGTCGTTCCTACATCGACTTCCTGAACAGCCTTGACAGCCGCGAGCGCGTTGTCGTTACTCCCGGTCGGGAGAACGGCCTGCGGTCCTACGGCTTCACGGACGTGGTCCAGTTGGACGGCGTGGACGTGTCTGCGGACGGGGCTATCCCCAGCAACACGGGCTACGGTCTTGCCATCGGCAACATGGAGTTGCTGTGCATGTCCGGTCAGCTTCTTGAGAGTGAGGGACCGTTCTACGACGAAATCACGCAGCAGTACCGCTACGTGGTGTCGATGCTCGGGAACCTCAAGTTCAAGAGCCCGCGTAACTTCTTCAAGCTCGCCGCTATCGCCTGAGAAAGGAACTGAAAGAAAATGGGACTCCAGGTTGATCCGCCGTTTGGTCTTGGTCAGGTCTTCGGACCCACCACGCCCAACGATTCGCTGGCCGGTATTTCCGGCTCGTATGGTGACAATTGGGTTGGCGTTGTGAAGGAATTCCCTGACGTGGTTCCTTCCACGGGCGCTGTCCGTACCAACCGTCGCAAGGTGTGCGTGGCCGTTCGGAATAAGTCCGGCGCGGCCCTGCTCCCGAAGCGGCTGGTGACGTTCAGCACCACGGCCGGCAAGCTGTTCTCCGAGGTGACGGGCTATTCGGCCGTCACCAACGAGGAGCGTGTCGGTGTTGTTGACGAGTACCTCCCGGCGGCCGGTGTGGCTGACGGCGAGGTGTTCTGGGTGACGGTGTCGGGTCCGACTGAGGTGGCTGTCGCCCTGTCGGGTACGGACGTTGCGGCGGGCGACCGGCTTGCGGCCATCACGGCTGTCACGGCTGGTGCGACCACCGCCGGCCGAGTGACGCCCTCCAGCGTCGGCGCCGCCACCACGGGTGCTGGTAACAACGGGCTGGGCGTGATCGGTTACGCCGTGTCCGCTGGTGCGACCACCGGGGCCAACGTGCTGGCTCACGTCAGCACGCGGTTTGTGTGAGCAATGCCCTTCTGAGGGCAATCGGGGGAGGGCCTCGGCCGGATAACGGTCGGGGCCCTTTTCCTTACTACCCATGAACGAACTCATTCAACTCATGGCCGACTCTTCTGCGATCCAGAACCTGGACTTCCTGCGGCAGTTGATTGCAGAGGCCAGGGCCGATCAGCCGTACGCAGACGCGGTCAGGCTCCGCATGCTCTCGGGGACGGGCATGGGCACTGACGGCCTAACGACACAACAAGGGGACCGCTGATGTTCCAACTGCCGCCGGGGATGAACTACAAGAAGTTCCAAGCCGCTGGGTCGCCTGGGTACAGGAGTGATGCCATGCCATTTCAGGAGGGCGGCTCCACAAACGCTGCCGGTGCGCAGCATCCCAAGGCGCAATCCATACCGGGTTACGCAAGTGATGGCCGGGGCGGCTACACAAACGCTGCCGGCGGTTCCGTGCGCCACTCCAGTCGATTCGGCAATGCGCAGCCCAAGGCCCCATCCATGCCGAGTTACGACCAAGCCCAACCCACCCAGCCGTCCCCACGGGACAGCATCTTCTGGAGCGGGAAAAAAATGACATTTGAGGATCTAACGCGCGAGGGCTATCACCCTGCCGCAGCTAGGGAGATGATGGCACCCAAGCAGTCGGCCCCGTCCATCCCGCGTTACGACCAAGCGCAGCCCATGCAGCCGCAGGGCCGAGGAACTCCGTATCCCGGTGGCCCGCTTGGCATGCTTGCTCCTGACGCAGCGCCGGGGACACGGGACACGCCCGGCCCTGGCCACCGCTGGCCCGGCCCCGCTGGGCCATCACCGCAGCAGCCGTTCGATCAGAACAGGTGGCAGATGGGTGGTTGGCCCAGCGGCACGCCTCAACTGCAGCCGTCGCAACCGTCCGCATACGCCCACCCCGGCCAGCAGCCCATGGGGCCGGACGGTGGGCCGTGGAGGACTGGCGGTCGCCTGCCCCGGCCCGATCAGATGGGGCAGTCGTTTAATCAACCTTCATTTAACGGTGGCACTTGGGGGTCGCAGCCGGGCGGAAACTTTAGCCCGTTCGGTGGCTCGCCATTTAGCGACTCTTGGGTCAAGCAACCACGGAACGACATGTTCGGCGGCGGGCAGTACACCAACGGCCAAGGCCAAGGGTTCATGGGGTCCATGTCGTTCGCTCCAGGAACGCCAGCGAGCTACCAGAACCAAGCCTATGGCAATTGGGCAAATAGTCAGGGCTATTTCCAGCAGCCGCAGTTCAGCCCATTCGCGCCTCGCTACCAGGGCGGCGGGATGATTTGATATCGCGCTTGTAATCCCCGCCTGGATAGTGTACGCTTGTTCACTCTCCCCCGAGGTGACCATGATCCAGAAGTTTAAAGTCGGTTTCGTTACTTTCTCCTACGGTGGCAACGGTGGCATCTCCTCCGAGGTGCCTGACATCCGTGAGTGGATGGTGCCTCTTGTGCATGGTCTGTCCAAGGATGAGCGAGTGGAATCCATTCGCTGCTGGAACCTTGCAGACACCCCCATCACCATGACCCGCAACCGGGCCGTTCTCATGGCTCGGGAGTACGGCATCGATTGTCTGGTGATGGTGGACTCCGACATGAAGCCGGACATCAATGTCGGCCTGGAGGGCGCCAAGCCCTTCTTCCCGTCCTCCTTCGACTTCTTTGTTCACCACTACCCCAAGGGACCGTGTGTCATTGGGGCGCCTTACTGCGGCCCGCCGCCGTCAGAGTGCGTGTATGTGTTCCGTTGGCAGAACCAGCAGTCGGAGCATGCGAGCCCCGATTTTCAGCTAGAGATGTACGACCGCAGCACCGCGGTGAAGATGATGGGCATCCAGGAGTGCGCGGCATTGCCGACTGGTTTGATCATGTACGACATGCGGTCGTTTGAACTCACGGAACCAAAGACGGCCGAGGAAAAGCCGTGGTTCTACTACGAGTGGAAGGACAAGTACGCCGCCGATAAAGCATCCACCGAGGACGTGACGCAGACCCGTGACCTGTCGCTCGTCGGTACGCAGAAGCTGGGTTACAACCCGGTGTACTGCAACTGGGACGCATGGGCTGGTCACTGGAAGCCCAAGTGCGTGGGCAAGCCTGTGGTGCTAGAGGCCAAGGGCATCAGCGAGAAACTCCGCTCCTACTGGGAAGCCGGCGTGGACCATGACGTGAAAATTGTGGAATTGCGCCCATCAAACTTCATGCAACGCGCGCTGGCCAACGGTGTCCGAAAGTAAGACGTGCATCACCTGCGGGCAGACATTCCCCGCGACCACGGCGCACTTCCATAAGTCCAAGGATGGATTCAATCCGCGGTGTCGGAAGTGCCGCAACAAGAAGGAGCGGAAGGCTCGGGCCAACAAGCGCAACGAGAAGCTGGAGGAGATTGAGAAGGGCGCCGTCGATCTGTTCCTCAAGTCGGCGCGTCTCGGCGGGGCGAGCATCCCGCACTCCTCGGAACTGCTGGAAGTTCTCTTTGAGTATTTCGGCGGTGTGCGCGGGTTCGGCAACGCCTTCATGAAGCAGTTCTTCCAGGCCCCCGTTGGCGGAGCGTTCCGCACCAAGATGCTGGACACCATGGTCCGTCTGGTGACGCAGAACACGGCCATGGGCGGGGCCAAGAAGCCGCTGGAGTTGATGACCGACCAAGAGCTAGAGGCCGAGGTGCGCCGCCAAGTCTTGGAGGCTGCCATGTCGATCACGGTGAACGGAAAGGTGGAGAAGGATGAAGTGCGAAACTTGCCGGTGGTGGATCAGTCGGGGGCTGGGGGGCTGGGGGGAGTGCCGGCGATTCCCGCCAGCGTACGTGAAGACCAGCGAGGGTCAGCATCCCAGGACGCTGACGCATCACTGGTGCGGCGAGTGGAAGCCCAATGAAACGCCACCCGAAGATACCGCCCCCGCCGCCCCCTGACGGCGGCGTTATGCCGGGCCTGACGCAGCACGCGCTGTCCTCCCTAAAGGAGGTGCAGCAGGAACTGCAAGGCCGGCGACTAGAGGCTCTCAGGCTCTATGAACCCATGCCGCTGCAGGAAGAGTTTCATCGTTGCATGGTGAGCGAGCGGATCGTCATCGGTGGCAACCGCTGCCTGGATGGAAAGCAGAAGATTTACGATCCCGTGGCCAACCGCTATTGGACGGTGGATGAGATACGAGCCCCGTTTTGGGTCGAATCCCTAGTCAACGGTCGGCGTGTGAAGGCTCGGGCCAATGCGCCGTTCATCAAGGCGCGGGAGCGTTTGTATGCCTTCCGCTTGAGCAATGGCGGGGAGATTCGCTGCACCCTGAATCACTTGGTGCTTTCCAGCGACGGCGAGTGGATCGACCTCCGCGGCGCACTGACTCCAGAATGCGCTGCCGACCTTCTGGAGTCCACTTCGGGCACTTGCCAGCCAGAGTCGCCCGCAAGTGATCGGCGTTGGTGTCAAACACCTGAAGGTTTTCGGGCCTGTTATCGTCGGGAACGTCGTTCTTGTGATGGACCACTTCTGTCGGCAGCAGGCGACGACCCAGCATTTCTTCCGCCACCAGACGATGCTCTCGGACATAGCCGCCCGCATTGGCTTCTGGATGATCTGGGCGATACAGCAGTATGTACCCCGACTTGTCTGGATGCCGGCCGCCCTTCCAGCCTGGATGTTCGGGACCATTCTTGGGCCCGCGCCGTCGCATCTGGAACCCAAACCGCTTGCACGCCTTGTTCACCAACTTGCCGCTGCGACCAAGCAGTGCCCCTATCTCTTCCACTGTTTTGCGTTCGACCTCGTACCAGTGACGCATCTTCTCCACAGGCCAATCGATCTTGTTGTGCATGCCCATCAGAATCACTCCAGGGCGGTAATGAACATGTGTACATTACCGCCTACAAGTATCTGGGACAAGGCTTGGTGTGGGACTTTGAGGTGCCGGCGACCCGCAACTACCTGATCGACGGCGTCCCTAACCACAACAGCGGCAAGAGCGCATGCACGTTCGTTGAGGATGCCCGTGCCGCCACCGGGCAAGACCCCTACGGCAAGTACCCCAAGGAAGGAGGCAATCTTGTCATTATTGGTCGCAACTGGCCGCACATCGGACTTGTGGTTTATCCGATGCTGTTCAAGGCCGGCGCATTCAAAATCATCAAGGACGAGGTTACTGGTCAGTGGCGCGCCTTCCGGCCCGGCGTTGATGACCCGCTCAAGGCGAAGCCTGCGCCTCCGCTCATCCCGCCGCGCCTCGTCAAAGATATGTCTTGGGTGCTGAAGAACGCGGGCTATTTGAACAAGGCTGAACTGACGAACGGCTGGACGATCAATTGCTTCTCCTCCGAAGGAGAGCCGCCCCAAGGCTTCCAAGCGGACCTCGTTCACATT